TCTTTATTACCACTATTAGAAGCTATTTTCTTTGATACTACCCATGTTTTATCTTTTTCGTAAATGTATGTCACCACCTATGCTACAATTCTACTATTATTATTATAACACAAATTTTGACTTTTCAAGGTGTAATATAGATACAACGAAAAAGAGACACATTTAAGCGTCTCTTTTAACTATCATATTTATCCAATAACTTGAATCTGAGCTGTTCCTGTCCCCCATGATGGTACCTGACTATTTGGGATAGCAATATCTAATTGGTTAGGGTTGCTACTTGCAAATGCCCCTGTATCATTTACAGTTCTTGTCATGACTTGACCATCTTGTAAAGTGATTCTTAAAACAGTACCTTTAGGGTATACTGACAGATTAGCGGCAACACCAGAGTAAATTCCACCGGGCATAGTACTTGCGCCTAAAACAGCAGGATCATAAAATGTAACTTTAACTGTGGAACCAGAAGTAGCCTGAGCATTAGCAGTATATGCCGAGCTTTGCTTGCTTTCTTGCTGCTGGCTAGCACTAGGCTGCGTTACATTCTGTACCTGTGGTTGACTAGTAGAAGCTGAAGTGGCTACGCTTGCTGTTGGTTGCTGACTACTAGCTACTTGACTAACCTGCTGTGGTGATTCTTTAGGCGCTTCTTTAGGCTCTGCATAGTCTTCTGGGTGAAGACTCTTGTTAGACTCTCCTACAGTAAACTTAATAACCTTAATATTAGGCTTATTCTTAATAGATTGATACTTAGCTATAGACTTTACATAATCTTTAGTACTATTAACCTTGCTTTTAATATCATAATTGCTACTTGCATGAACATTATTACTACTATAAAGTGTAGTAGAAGCAAACAGTAACATAATTGGTAGTATCATATACTTATTATTTTTCATGTAATACTTCCTTTCATTACCAATATAGGAAATATTAACACAAAAATATATCACTACCATGTCCTAAGGATTACAAATTAATCTAATTATGTAATAATGTAACCTATTTGTAATACTACAGAAGATCTTTTGCCAAGTTTGCAATTACACTATCAGATACAAGAGACTTATTACTTGCAATTTCTTGCTTAATCTCGTCATAGTCCCTATCATCAAAGGTTACTTTGACTACCTCATAGGGTCTAAAGTCACTTACATCATTACCCTTACCTAAAAGTCTAAAATCAATATCCATTAAAACAAGCTTTTTACTTTGTAAAAGGCCAATAAGTCGCTTGAACATAAATGTCTCATATTCATAGTCTGGTCGGTATTCTTCAATAGAGTGGTCATAAAATACAGCAGGTGTAGGAAACTCTATAACATGTTCTGATCCTCTATTATATTTAGAAGATACCTCTGCATCCTCACCCATTACCTTAATAAAATTCTTTATAAGCTTATCATATACAGGAAGGTTGCCAGTAAACCCGTCAAGCCAACTTTCCAACTTTTTTGTATAACTGCTATTACTTTTCATCTTTGTCACCATACTCTGGTAATAGTAAACTAAACCGAATACTAAGCACCGCTGGCTCTGCCGGATTAGAGTTAGCTTTCTCAATATATGCCTGCACAAAGGACTTGTTAACTTTTGCATCTCCAAGATCAAAAGCATTTCCCTTACCAATAAGTTCACCAACGCGTTTACTTACATCATCTTTATTAATTAAAGCCTGACTAAGAATTTCATATACAGATTCAACTTTATCATTAGTTAAGTTTGCACTGAAAACAGTCCCCATTGGTTCATCAGGATTAACGCTGTTAACTACCTTATCCTTCATTGCATCATTTACTGAAAAGTCATGATTTTCCCAAAGGTCCTTTACAATATCTACAATCTTCTCTGCTGACTCTTCAACTAATTGCTTCTTTTCCTTATCTGAAACTCTTAAAAATTCACTTGCTGTTTTTGCCACTTTTACTTTCACGTCCTTGATTAAATTTATCCTTCAATTCTTCTATGGCTCTTGCTGCATTAACTATCTGTTTTGACTTTTCAGCTTTTTTGTAATGTTTGTAGTAACTATATGATGCATAAATAGCATATAGTAAAACTACCATTAACACTATCTCTAATGCTTCCATACGCGCTCACCAAAAACCTTTTCCATGCTTGCTAAAGGAATTTGATAAACACCATTCAATTTCTTTATACTATAGAAATCCCTTAAAAGCTCTAGCATATCTATCTCTGCTTGGTTCTTCGCTTTAAAATAAAAACCAAAGTCATTTTTATAAGCTATATCAATCGTTGTACAAATAGCTGAGTACAAATAATTGTAATAGCTTTCCTTTGTATATGATCCTACAAAGCTAACTGTCAAAGAATCTCCAAGTTTACCAACTCCAGAAGTAGCAACTACTTGCCCCCCTGAAACGAAGAAAAGATAGTCATATGACTTCTTGTATTTCCTCTCTTGATACCAACCGGATCTGGGGATAGCTTTAAGAACATTAGTGGGAAGGGGATTACCAAGTTCCTTACTTGCTATATACACCCCATCCTCTATGCCACTATCAGCCTCATCGTTGTTACCTTTACTAGTATTCTTAGCCTCAGGTGCCCCACTTTGCTTACTTGGATCTTGATAAAAAGACATCTGGGTTGGCTTGCCTCTACGAATAACAGTCTTCTGAACTAACTGCAACTTACTAGTATCCTTTTTCTTGGACATGGACTTTTCAGCCATCTGTACCGTTGGCCCTAAATCAATTAATTCTTTATAGTTTTTGACGCCATATAAGGCTATTAAATCTTTATACTTTCTATTTTGATCTTCGTCATAGGTGTCTTTTTCGCTCAATTGCATTCACCTCTTACCTACATTATATCACACTATTTAAATATACTTGTCTTACTTATTGAGTATGTTGCCTTATAACAGTATATAATGTTTCCATCAATAGAAAAAACCTGACTATTATTAATGTCACAGTAATAAGCTTTTATCTTGTTACCATATAAAGCAGCTATTGGAACACCATCATATGTTTTAACCATTAGTATACTAGAAGTGTAAGAGTAGGTACCTTTTATTTTGCTTGCTGCATACTCTATATAGTTGTTTCTTACCTCGCTAAGGTCTATAACATTATGCATTGAACTTGGGTATGCAAGAATAGTCGAACCAGAAATGCTAATGTCTCCCCTATAAGTATATATATTAACCGTGTCCACGTTTGCTTTCTTACCACCAGAAAGGTTCCCGATAGAAGATACACCAAGGTTTAACCCTAGAGAGCTAAATTTAGAAAGGGTTTTAGCGCTTCTATCATAAGTATTTACAGAATACCTCTCATTTGTTGTATCTTTAGAAAGCTTACTTATTGTATATACATCTATTGGATTCACATAATGCTGATGCTCCCAATAAGCAAATACAAATAGCAATATAAAAAACAGGGAAACACCAACAATGTGCTTCCCCATATATCGCTTAACCCTCAATAGAAAATCTCCGACTTGTGTTAAAATAGTTGTCAAGTTTAATTCTCACCTGCTTAAGCTGAACTTCCTGATCACCAGTTAAGGGGTCTGCTGAGTCTACTAATTCGTAAAAAGTATCAATATTTGTCTTAATATCATCTGGTACATTAACCCATTTTGGCTTACCTGCTTTAATAATAAAGACAGGATTAATTCTAGCAATGTCAAGCCTACTATCTGTCACATCGCCAGCTGGCAAACCAATAAGTAGCCCATTAGTCAACTCTGATGGCATAGCTGAGCTTAATGTGTATGCTGCGGATCTATAAGAAGTACCTTGCATTGGATATTGTGGGAATACTGTAGCTGTGGCTTCTGTATCTCCTATTAAATAAATATTAATAACTAGTTCTTTACCATCTCTAGGGTATGTATATTTTGTTGCCATTTTTTAATCTCCTACCATTGTTTTAGTTGTGAGAAGACATAGGCAAGGACACTACCTATTAGAACAGATACAAAGTTGCCAACAACTGCTCTAACCTTATCATCACTCATGCCTTCGTTCTTTTGGTAATTTTTAATTGACTCTTCTAAGCTATCCAGACGGTTTATGAATTCAACAGTTTGCTTATCCAAAGAATGGTAGTTCTCCTTTAGCGTGTCTACTTCTCCCCTAATATCTCTAATTGAGTCTTGTAGATCATCTAGGTCACTCTCACTAACTTGAGATGGCCTATATTCTTCTAGCTTTTCTATGACATCATTTAGTTTCTCTACAAGCTTAGTGTCAATTTCTTTATCTTTGTTTTCCACGTGTCACACCGCCAAATTGGATTAAATGCGGCCCAACTGCAAAAAGTGACAATATGGCGAGCACATATAAAAATATTAAGTTACCTTTATACACATTATACCACAAAAGCACAGAAATAGTACACAAAGTTGGGAGAAGAAGTACCATTTTAGCTTTCTCCTTTCCTCTTGACTTAACTAAGATACTATTAGTGCATTCTGTCACATAGAAAAGGTACATTTGTATAGTAAAGGCAACAGCTATGTTTATGCCAAGCATCATATCACCACCAGTCGAAGCGCCATTCATGAACTAATATAGACGGTTAGATACTATTCTATGGTATAATGTTAATGAGAAACTATATTCTTATATGGGGGTGATTATGCTGTTAAGATATAGTATACCTCATAAATTGTATAGAGAAACCCTTTTAGATAATAAGGAAAGGAAGTTTAATAAGGGAGATAATAGATTTAATCACAAAGTTAGATGCTCAATATGTGGTAAAGAGCTTGTTTCAAAATATAATGGTAGCTTTATAGTAACTAACGACTTTTACATATCAAGATTTATGGGTAAAGAACTAAAGATATGTGCAAACACCAAGTCTTGTAATCATTACTATAGACTACATAATTCTAATGAGTACATTAACATATACACAAGTAAATTGATTAAATGGAAGGAAAGATAATATGGGTATAAAAGATGCCTATGAAGATGCTAAAAAGCCACAAAGCGAAAATGTTAAGGAATTAGCAACAGCCTTCAATTCACTAGCAGCTAAGCTGATAAAAAAAGGTCTAGAAGATGCTAACGCTGGCAGGCTAGAAATTAGAGACTCAACAGACTTAGTGCAACTTATTAAGTCTTTCAAAGACCTTAACAACTTAACAGATGGTATTGGTGACATCCAAGAAAATGGTAGCTTGCCTCAACTTAATGCTGGTCAAGAACACTTGATTGAAGCACGCTTAAAGATCACAGATGTTAAGAAAACTGATAGTGATGGCAACGTTGTGGATACACCAAAGATTAAGTTGGATGACTTAGCAAAAATGTCAAAGGAGGATACAAGCAAACTTATTAAGGACAGAGAGAAACAAGTTAACAATGATAATGCAAAGGAGATCCTTTAATGGAAGATTTTACCGATGAGGTTCTCACTAGAAAAGTCCCTGGGGTAATTCAAAGTGCCAACTCTTATTCTGGGAGTGACATTGCTAAGATTGCTAAGAACACCTTTGGCGATGTTTCTAGTATTACCCCAGAACAGTTAGCCTTACTTATGGACTATCTAGTGCCTAGCTCATACATGCTTAGAAACCATAGAATTAAAAACGGCCAGCAAAAGTTCACCTTTTCTGTGCCTAACTATGGTGACAATATTAGTTCCAAAGCCTTCTCACATAGACCATAAACTATTGCTGTGGTCTTTAAACTCTGTTAAACGGGCATAGGAGAAATAAGGTATGAAAGTACACGAATATCCTGGTAAGAAAGGCTAAATCCCCTTTAGGGACAATGCTAACCACCGTACTAAATCAAGCATTATATGCTTGTAAAGGTCTAAAGACTAAGTTTCTGGATAACTATACAAACGGGTATAGCTATAACCAGATAAGAAAACCTAAGTATCCCTTAGGAAGTAAAGCAGAGAACCTTTAAAAAGGTTAAGATATAGTCTAATCCCCTAATAAATATCGGGAAACCGAGGGTATTAAATAATGGGCAAAAACAAATTGTCAATGACCTTTATCCGAGTGTTGTTACACTTAAGGCCCGGCAATTGGGATTTTCAGAAATAGGTGTAGCATTTATGCTTTGGTGGGTAGATGTGCACTCATACGCTGGTGTAAACAGCTTGTATACATTCCCTGAACCTTTGTGGGGCTTCTAAGAGAAATCTTAGTTGAAAAACCTTGTTAAACGGGCATAGTAAAATAGTGTGCATAGAAACATAAATATACTGGTAAGAAAGGCTAAATCCTAATGCACAAGGACAGAGCTGACCTACCGTGCTAAATAGAACTGCAATTAGGGTTCTTACATGCCTAACGACTAAAATTCTGGATAAATACACAAATGGGTGTATTGAAAATCAGATGAAAAAATTTGCAAAATATTAGTACAAAGTATGAACATATGTTATAATATTATTGGTGATATTATGACAAAAAGAGTGACAAATAAAGAATTTTTAACAAAGCTAACACTTAAATATGGAACAGAATTTTCTATCCTATCCCCGTATGTTAAAAGCAGTATAAAGATCCTTGTTAAACATAACATTTGCGGAAATGTTTGGAAAGTTACGCCTAATAATTTGCTTAGAGGAAGAAAATGCCCTAAATGCAAAAACAGAATAAGTCCAAATGATTTTTCCGATAGGGTTTATAAAGAAACTAATGGCAATCTAAAAGTTGTTGGTAAGTATATAGACTGTGATACCGCAGTCAAGGTGCTATGCAAAAAGCATGGGTGTTACTTTTATATAAAACCAAGAAGCTGTTATAGTAGTAAAAGATCAAAGTATAAGTGCCCAAAGTGTCGATCCGAAGCAGTATCAAAAGAAACCTCTAAGGATCAAAATACATTTCTAAAAGAGCTTAAAATAAAGCACCATGGAAGTATTGTATGCTTAGATAAATATGTTAATACACATACAAAGCTACACTTTAAATGCTTAAAATGCAACCATGTATTCTTTTCGGAACCAAACTCTGTTATAAGATTAAGCGGTTGTCCTACATGTGCAGAATCCCACGGAGAACAAGCAATAACGTATTTTCTAGAAGATAAAAACATAGAGTTTGAAAGACAGAAGTCCTTTAATGATTGCAAGTATAAAAGAAAGTTAAAATTCGACTTTTTCTTGCCAGAAAAAAACATGTTTATAGAATATGATGGAATGCAGCACTTTAAACCAATAGAGTTTTTTGGAGGCGATAAAGCCTACAAGCATCAAAAACATCTTGATTCAATAAAAGATAAGTATGCCCTTAAAAGGGGAATCAAGATGGTTAGAATAAAGTATACACCAAGATTAGATATACTTAATAAAGAACTTATCAATATATTTTGCAAAAAGTAAAGCAAGGGGACTTATTCCAAAGTTTAAGCCCAAGAGATAGTCTGACCTTATACGAAAGCATAAGATAACAAAAATGACAATACGCCAGATGAATGACTTCGTTCGTCAAAGGCTCGATCCAGTTTTGCAGTTGCCTTACTATAGGGCAATTATTGATCCAAATATGAACTCAATTAATGCTAAAAGAATTCGCAACTCTAACATGTCATTCCGTACCAGTAGTAAGCCCGGATCAGTTGAAGGGCTTAACGTAGACATGGTATCCATTGATGAATTTGATAGGGCTAATATACAGGCCATACAGTCTGCTGAAAACTCTATGAGTTCTTCTAAGTTTAAAGTAAGCAGGAAATGGAGCACACCGACAGCTCCAAACGTGGGCATTCACGACCTTTTCGTACACTCAGACCAAATGGAATACATTCACAAGTGTCAACACTGTGGCTATTGGAATCTACTTAATTATGCTGACTATGTTGATGATGGTGATCCTCATAGTGGTGGCAACATAAGGTTGCTTAATCCAGATGGGATTAACCTTGCTGCTCGTGCTGTTATGCCGGGTACCTACCAGTTTGTGTGTGCTAAGTGTGGAAAGCCTTTAGATCGATGGTATAGCGGAACATGGGGTGCTAGGTACCCTTCACGTACTCAGGACACAAACGGTACCAGAGGATACCATATTTCGCAAATGAACGCCGTCTGGATCACAGCAGATGCACTTAAAACGGCGGAGCTTAATGCTAAGTCAAAACAAGCATTCTATAACTATAACCTAGGTATGCCTTATCAAGACACTAAGTTACAAGTATCTGACGCAGATGTAAAAGACCATGCTACTTTCCCTAAGCGAAGACTTAATCGTGACGGTTACCAATTGGTAGCCGTTGGTATTGACTGGGGTGAACAATACCATCACTGTGTTGTCATGGGTATGCGTGCTAATGGTGCCTATGATATGCTAAATGTCTTTAAAGTCAAAGCTGTAGGTGCAACAAATGTTGTTGGCTCTGGTTCCGACATTATGGCCATAAAGCTAAAGTTAAGAAACTATGACCCTGACATCATCATTGCCGATGTCGGCGATGCTGGTGAAAAGATACATGCCTTAATGGAAATATATGGCCAAGATAAGGTCTATGGTGGTAAGTATAGCTCTAACCCCACAGCAGGATTATACGCCGCCTCAGGCAAGTTTGAAACAACTTGGA